GCGGTGCCTGCTGCTGCTTCTGTGCCTGGTGTGCCTATTGTGCCTGCTGCTGCTGCGGTGCCTGCTGCTGCTTCTGTGCCTGGTGCTGCTTCTGTGCCTGGTGTGCCTATTGTGCCTGGTGTGCCTGTTGATGCGAATGGACAAGGGTTGGACAATAAAAGAGACCCTGATTTAGATAATCCAATACTTATAACGAGTCCAAATAATAAAGCCGACCCATTGTCTGTATCAGAGTTTTACAAAACAGAATTATTGAAGTTAGTTGTTTTGAGAGAAAATGTTGGAGAATTCATGTGGTATTTATACACTGGAATTTTAGTAATTTCTATCATTCAGTATTATATTTTAAGTCGCGGATGTTTTAGTGATGCAGCAACCATGGAAAAAAATTATCAGAAATTTTTAGAAGATGAGGATGCTGTTCAATCACAAAAAGACGCTGCGCAAAATACAACATATACAATGACTTAATTTCTCTCTTTTATCAAAAGATGATTCTTGGATAAGTCATGTAAAACATTACCGCTAAATACGACAAGATTCCTAAAATGATGGAAAACAACCAAATAGGTAATATTGTTTTATTTTTGTATCCTATTCCAAAGACGCGTAAACTTCCATCTGATTTAAATAAAAAGGATGGTTTCATAAATTGTATTATTGAAAAAATCACAACAAAAAGGACAATAGCAATCATTGTAATATTTTCTTTCATAAGTTACCAGTCTATTTTTTTTTATGATAATTGTATACATTATCATAAAATCTATTCTCCAACACCCACAACTTCAATCATATTCATCCATTGTTTCACCTACTTCATCCCCGTAATAATCTCCGTCCATGTAATCTTCATTCATATGAGCCATGTCGCGGTTTTCATTGTCAATATCCTCCTCCATTTGTTGGTCTTCAATATATTCATCGACATTATCATTTACATTATAATTGTTGCCGTGTTTTTCGCGATGTATCAATTCTTTTTCATATCGTTGATATTTCTCAGTTTCTTCCAAGGTGTTGTCATAATCTTCAGCCACATATTCAGTCAATGCTTTTTGCATTCCTTTATTCCAATCACCAAGTTTGTATTTTTTAAACAAGGTATCTACTGCTCGTTCATCATCCGTTTTCAGTTTCAGTTTGTCGGTAAGGTCATTTTTCTCTCTTTGTTTAATTTTAAAAACCATATTAGTAACGTCTTCATAAGAAAAATCATTGTCATTCTTATCCGTCATCATAATATTTATATAAACAATCAATAACTTGGTCACTTTTTCCTTTAATATTTTTTGATTCACATCAATTGTTATTTCATCATATCGTGTTTGAACCTCGTAGTCTTTTTCTCTCTCTCCCTCCTCATCGCTGGCCTCATCGCTGGCCTCATCAGCCCCCTCTTTTTTATGAAACACATTGTTGGAATCCTTGGACAAATCAATGTATTTCATAATTATTTTCAAAAAGAAATATTGTATCAACAATTCAACAAGTCTGTCTGTCAATCGTTCTTTGTTAGAAGTAAAATAACGTATTTCATGGATTGCCAGTAATAAATTGTCACATGATTCTTTAATTTCAATCAATACATTGGATAAGGTTGCATCCTCGTAAAATTCGCCAAGTTGTGAATAATATTTTTGCACAAATTCTTGGATGTCTCCAGCATGATTTTGAGATAATTTCCAATAAATAGGAATTGTTATGGCATTGTAATTTATACTTTTTAAAATAATATTCGGAAATCCTCGGCTAATCTCTTGCGCATATGATTTGAAAAACGCAATCTGTGAATTCTTCCAATCCATATCATCCCGGTGTTCATTGTCCATGATTGAATCAATAAACTTATTCATACTAGAGTATTTCTTTTTGGAGAGACCAGAAGAATTTTCTTTAATATACTCTATAATAAGAGTCTTCATATAAGAGACACGCCCACTCAAAAAATCGCCCAATGCATTAATGGCGTCATCCAAGGCAGTCTCGGAATTTTCTGTCTCTAACAATTCAATTAATAATGCAATACCGCCATCATTTTCTGTTTCATTTATAAAACGCATCTTTTCACGCAATAATGCCAACGGTTCAATCACTGGCAAAGACAAATCCATAACAACCATATTTTCCCGATTTACTAATTGCAACAATCGCAAGAAATCCTCCAATAAATATTCTGTTCCAGCCAATTTTAATTTGCGTATAATTTCCGGATTGTTGTCCTTGTCTTTTTCATTCATTTCCGGCTTTGATTTGCATATCGGCATAAATGCTGGATTCATTGGCAACTGCGTTTTAAATTTGCAAAAATGAATAAATGCGAGATAAATAGTGTCTTCATTAAATATTTTCAAAACAGATGGTTGGACAAGTTTACTATTTATTCTACTTGAAAGTAAAATCGCCTTTGATAATGCATGAATATCGTCCAATATTTTCGTCAATTTAATTGCATTGTTGTTGTACATTTCAATACTCGCGTCTTTTTCTTTAAAATATTCAATCATTGGTAATGTTTTATGGTCCATGCAACACGCATTTTCCAAAAAGTTCTGCAACAATACAGGTTGTTTTTTCACAATGTCCTGTATTTTTTCTTGTATTGCGAGAGAATAAAAAATCACCTTGCTTTCAAGAACCAATAATTTCTCTCTGGTTTGATAAGAGCCTGCTTTAATATTATCCAACAAATCTCTTTCAAATTTGTCAGAAATGTATTGAGTGTCTTTGCTTTTGATGTGAAGTTCAACCAACGGCGGCAAAAACTCTTTCCATTTTGACAAACTATATTCTTCGGAAATGAACACTTCGGGCTTTTTCAACAAATATTCCACCTTTTCATTTATTTTTCGTTTGATTTCTGAAAGTTTTAATAAGACAGTGTCCAATATAAATTTTGTCTTGTCATAAACATATTCATATTTTTTCTTGTGCAATACTGACCATGGTTCTACATTTGACCGCAAATTATATCCAACACATGAAATATAGGTTAATGCACTGAAATCGCTCTCTCCATTAAATGGATATCCATCAAACGATTTCACACACCCGGGAAATGTTTTTCGGGTTTGAATAGATGGAATGCTGCATTGAACCGCAACTAAAAATGTGCCAAATGTTGCAAATAAAATACTGTCATTGTAATATTGTGGATAAGACGCAATAATAACCCCTTTGTTTGCCTTTTCTTTTATCATTTTGGCATACTCGCTTTCTTTTTTTAAATGTTCTTGAATGACCACATTTACAGTTGTAATAATAAAGTCTCTTTCTGATTCAATATTAATTCCCATTTCACGAGAGAGAGTGGTAACAATGTTTGAAATGAGTTGTGATTGTTTGTTTAATTTTGGTTTAATCTCTCCGGATTTTTGCTCATCCGCCGCCGCCGCCATCTCGTCGCGCCGCCTGATTCGTTGCTGTCCTTCTTCATAAGATTCATCCACATTAAAATTAATCTTTTCAATGACATATCCGCTGTGTTTGTCTACCCAAGCATCACCATCATCACTGAATTTGCCTATTTTAAGTTTCAACTCATCTACATGGTCTTGATAATATGGCGTGTTGTAATAAAATGCCATTGTGTGCAAAAATTGAGGAATCAATTTCACATGAGTTGTTTTGCAATACAACCAATGAGGGTCTGTAAAATTCGGTTCTGTAAACATTTTTACAAATTTTATTATATAGACTTGTTGCATTTCAGTGTCATTCATGCCTAAAATATGTCTCAAGAGCGGGGCATGAGAAGAGACGATGATTTCCGATTCATCCGCATTGTTCATTCCAAGAGTATATTTCATATTGTTGTATTGCATAAATCTGGTCTTTTCTATTTCAATTATTTTGGGAAGGATTCTATTATAATATTCCAGTCTTTTGTCCACCATTTTTAAAAAGGCATCTTTTGAAATGGCGATTTTTTCATCAAATTCTCCCAATGCCTGTTTGATAAAATTCTGTTTAATAGTCAATGCCGCATTTTCCGTATTGTTGCAAGTGTTTATATTGGATATGCAATTTAATTGAAGATTGCAACGGATATTGTCACTCGTGGTAATTAATGTGGGGTCTATATTTTTTGTAATTACCCATTGATTGTTTTTTCTAATATAATAAGTGTATTCTACTCCGATTATTAAAATGGCATAATAACCGTCCAACACATTCCTCATTCCATTTATAACTGTCTCTGTTAAATAGTGAGAATCAACGTCATTCAATTTATTTGTGCTTTTTAATTTTCCTTGCAAAAATATGAAAAACTCTTCTGGTGACATTTTACTTCTCTCTTTTTCATACTTGTCTAATATGCCATAATACGTGTCATCAAACTGTCTGTCAAAATAAATGTTTTTGCCATTGTCGTTTTCCAATTCTTCAAGAGTATAATATTTTTTTGCGAAAATATATGGGGCGCATTTGTTGGGCATCTTCTTTTTTTGTGCTTCTTCTTCAAACTGTTTTTCTATATTTTCAATTACATGCGTCACATCATTTGGAAACATTAAATCCATGTTTTCTTTTGTATTCATTGTATTAAATAGATTGCCAAAATCCGTCGTGGTCAATTGCATCAAGAACTCATTGCTTGTAACCCTTGCGGTGACTGGATTGTATGTTTGTAGGTATTCTGTTCGTGTTTTTGATTTGGGTAAGATTTTACTAATGACTTGTTCTATCGTGAGACCCAATTCCTGATGTTTTTTAATATATTGATTAAAAAATTGCATGTTGGATGTGAATGATTTATTGTAATCCGTGATTTGTTCATCAATGTAATTTGTGATTTCTTTGTATTGTGCATATGTTAAATCATCTGTATAAATTAAAAATGGTTCTAAATATGAAACGACGTCTACGATGGATAATTTTGCATTAATGTATTTTTTCATAATGTTAAAAATAATCTTAATGTTTGGAATAATTGCATCAATGTATTTTGCATAATTTTCATCTGGAGTTAATTCTGTATTTGACACTATTTTGTAATTTGTGATTTTTTTGGCGAATTCATATTCATCGTCCTGTGCCTCCATTTGTTTTTCCGTCTGTTTTTCTCTCTGTTTTTTCGCATTCGGTTCTTCTTGTTGGTCTCTTGCTTGTGCTGCTGCAAGTTCTTCGTCTGCTTGACTTTTTTCGGATTGTGCTGCTGACAATTGTTGTTTCAACTTATCCACCTTTTTCTTTAATTTATTTTTAGTAGACTCTCTCGCACGTTGTATTTTTTTTTTAATTTCTTCGCTGTATGGAATATTATTTTCTTCCGCCCTTTTCTGTGCCTTTTCAAGATATTTGGCATCGGCTAGGTCCTTTTCCGCATCAGACAATTTTGTTTGCATAACAGTGAGTTCTTTGCCGATTTTGTTTGCGAGTTCTTTATTCAACTTTGTTTGCGCCGTCGTCAATTGTTGTTTGAGGTCTTCTATTTTTTTAAAAAATGTATTTACTGAGAGAGAGATCTCATGATTTGTTTTTTTTTCAAATTGGGTCGTGTATGGGTCGGCCTTTTTCAAATCAGATTCGGCTTCTGCTAGATTGATTTTTGCAGTTGCCAATTGTTGCGACTTTGAATCCACTTGTGCTTGCGCATATTGTTGATTTGTTATTAGCAATTTTATAGATATCGTTTCATTTTCATCTATACCTAGTGTCGTATTTAATGGCTGTGATTTGACATTATCTATTTCTTGTTTGTCGTGTGCCATTTTTTCTTGTATTGAAATTCTTTTTGTGAAAAAGTCCCAATATTTGAAAAACGATGAATTCAGATTTGATTTGATTAATACATTAGTTCCTGGCAAATTAATACGAGAGAAACGAATTACTGGTTCTGGAAAAGTCATGATTGATTTTATTTCTAATTCATCTGCTTCTATTAATGGTTTTTTTGTAACAATTAATTGATTTCCTGAACCATTTTCTTTGTGCAATTGGGTAATTACGCCATTGTATTGTTGTCTAAAATACATGGATTCCCCAATGACATTTTGTTCTCCATTGGGTGAGGTGCTGCCTTTTCCTCGTGAAACATATGAAATATAATTATCATTATTGTTTACCATGGCCAATATATTTGTATGCACCTTTTTCTTCGCAATGACATCCTGTTGATTTTCATGATGAGTGTATTCAAACGGTCTTAAAATTGGGCCTAATTCTTTAAACATGATTGAATATTTGTTTTCTTCTTCAGAGGAAGTTGCAGATTTGTATTTATTTACAATTTCATTGATACTTAAATATGGTTCTTCACTAATTACATCAATGTCCATATTGTCGGATTCTTCTGTTATAAATATCTTTTTTACACTTTTAACCACGGGCAGAATCCAATAAAGATTCATGTCAAACTTTTCAAAATAGAGAGACAAGGGTTTCCAGTTGGCCTTTTTGACGGTTTCATATAAAATATTGCCGTATTCATCAAACATTGAAAATTGTTCACGCAATTGTTTGAACCGTTCCACAGTAGTATGTATATTATTTAAAACCGCATAGTTTTTGCGTTGAACCGATGGAACTGTTGCAAACAAATCGTCCATTAAATCATTCAATTGTGCATCTAAACTATATCGTTGGTTGCTTATGTCAACGTCTATAAATTGCGTGATTGAACCGAATTCTTCTTTCCCGAATTCCACTTGATTTGCCTTTAAAATCATTTTATGAAGGGTTGTGGCAATGTTTATTGGTTGTGCCTCGACTTCTATTTCTCTTTCATCATTGTCTTCTTTATTCAGCCCTGTGTCTTGTTGTTCTTGTTGTCCTGGTTGTCCTGGTTCTGGTTCTTGTTGTCCTGGTTCTGGTTCTTGTTGTCCTGGTTGTCCTGGTTGTCCTGGTTGTTCTTGTTGTCCTGGTTCTTTGCGTTGGAGTTTATAGACCATGTTTTGTCTAATTGTAATTTTAATGTTTTCGGGCATGCCCTTGTATTCAAAATTTAAATAAATAACATTGTTTGATGGAAATAGTTTTATTTCAATCATGTCCTGCTCCAAGTTTGTAATTTCGCCAGTTTCTATTTTTGGCAAATCGCCTTCAAAATAAATATTTATCCACGTGCCAGGCAATAAATTATTTTGTCTAGCATAACTAGGTGTTTTATTACGATATAAGAGAGAAATCAAATCAATCGTGTCGTTTTCAATTGTTTTGTCTTTATTTATTTTGAGTGTAATTAAAGTCATGGAAGAAAGATTGATTAATTTCATTAGAATGTCGTCAATATAATTGACGAAAAATTTATAGCCGTTTATTTTCTTGTTTGTTGGGTCATGAATCTGAATCACATCTCCCAACTGTAATTGCATCGATACATGTTTATTTGTATTTTTTCCCTTATCTCGAGCTTCTTCCAACAATTCAATCTGTTTTTTATTTTCCTTTAATGATTGTTTGATTTGTCTATATTTTTCAATCTCTGTTTTTCTGTCTGTCTTTTTTGCTTGTTTATATAATTTCTCGCGCTCTATTTCCAAATCTCCAATCTGTTTGTCATAATCTATTTCTTCAGCGGCCACTGCGACGGCGACATCAACTGCTTTTGCTTCGTTATCGGCCTCTTTGTCATCGGCCTCTTCGTTATCGGGTTCAACATCTTTCTCTGCCTCTCGTTTTCGCGATTCCATGAGTTCTTCTTCCCTGGCTCTGGCTCGCGCTCGTGCTTGCACCTCTTCCTCTTCTTCCTTGGCTTTGGCCTCTTCTTTGGCCTCTTCTTCTTGTTGCATTGCCCTGGCTCTAGCCTTGATATCCTCCTGTTCTTTGGCTCGCGCTCTCTCTTTTGTTTTGGCATCCTCTATTTCTTTTGTTTGTTCTGCCAATGTTTTCCCCTTCTCTCGCAGTCTTTTCTCCTTTTCTTCTTTTAACAAGGCCATCTCTGCCTGATTTTCTTTTACTTCTGCTTTAATTTTTCTATATTTTTCTTTTTCTGATTGTATGTCTATCTTCTTTGCCGTATCACGCAATTCATTGTCTTTTCTTTTTAATTGTTTCAGTTTTTTATCCAATTCATCATCACTCAATTGCATCTATATTTATGCTAGAAAATATAAATCACACTAATTTCCAAACTTTACTAAATAAATAATATAAAGCAATATACATATAATAACCAAGCAAATGACGTTAAATTTGGCTATGATACCACAATTTTTTGATTTTGAGGTTGATTCCAATATAAAAATCACAAAGCAAAACAATTATACGTTTATGAATTACTTGAAGCCACAATTGGAGAAAAACAATGTTCGCGGATTGTTTAGGTCGGTCATTTTAAATGACAAAAAAGAGGTTGTATGTTATTCTCCACCTAAATCCATGACATATGAGTATTTTATGGAAACAGAGATGAATGATTCTGTCATTGGAATGGAATTTATAGAAGGAACCATGATAAATGTCTTTTGGCATGACGAAAAATGGGAATGTTCTACTAAATCTGTTCTCGGTTGCAAAAATCGATTTTACAATTATCCGAATGCAAAAACATTTAAAGTCATGTTTGATGAAGCATGTGAGGCATCCAACCTGAATATTGAACTCCTAGACCAGACAAAATGTTATAGTTTTGTTTTACAGCATCCAGAAAATAGAATTGTCATTCCATATACAAAGCCACAATTATATATTATTGCTGCATATTCTATTAAAAACAACATTGTTGAACATCATCATCCGATTGAAATGCATTACTGGACATGCTTCGAAAATACGAGGGTTTTCTTTCCAAGAATATTTGATTTGAAAGAATATGAAATCACCAAATTGATTGACACGTTTGCAAACACTTCTCCATTTGGCAGTATGGGACTTGTGTTTTACAATACGCAAACAGGAAATAGAACCAAACTTCGCAACATCGCATATGAAAAGGTGCGACAACTACGAGGGAATCAGGCAAAACTGGAATATCAGTATTTGTGTTTAAGACAAGAAAACAAAGTGGCTGAATTTCTTAGATGGTATCCAGAAACAAAGTCTTATATTACGGATTGCAGAAATAAACTTCATTTGTTTACAAAAGAATTGTTTTCAAATTATCTTTCATGTTTCATGAAAAAAGAAAAGAAATTGTCGCTTTATTCTGGGAGATACAAGCGCCACCTCTACAATCTACATCAAATGTATACTGGCGAATTAAGGAGTAAAAACATGTATATAACCTTTCAGGTTGTCAAAGAATATGTAAACACCTTGACGCCTGCATTGTTGATGCATTCTCTCAATTATGAAATGTCGCGTGTAGAGGCGCGTGTAGAGGCTTAACTTATGGTGTATTGTTTATCAGTGAATGTCTTTGTCTAATAATTTGAATAGTATTCAAATTATTTATCATGCCTTGTGTAATTAAAATACTTATTTGCGCCTCTTATTCGTGCCTCTTATTTGCGCCTCTTATTCGTGTCGTCTCTTATTTGCGTGTCGTAAATGACGACATAATTGAATTGTATACTTTAATAGATTCCGTAATACATATTTGCATGTGTCCTTTTATAATACTCGGATTTGTCGGGTCTTTGTACGCAAGACGAATAATACTATGAGAATCATGAGGATGGAATTTTTTAAAGCCGCAATATGTTAATATGTTTACCCCTCCAAGAAAATTCTCCGACATGGGTGGAGTAGATGGTGTCATTGGTTGAAATAGTTTCCCACTATTGTCAGGATTTTCATTATGTTTCTGCACTCGTTCATTGAGGTCAGCGACATTTTTCATCACCTCTTTTTTCTTAAGATTGTGTTCAGCATTCTCATAAAACAATGTATGCAACATGTATTCCAACATTTTACCAATAGTATAATCTTCGTTTTCTAATCTAATGTCATAACAATTCGCCATGGTATTTTGTGAAAGTTCAATACTCAGCTCGTTTGCTTCAATAATATCATTCAACTCATTTAATCTCTCTATTAACACATGACATGCAGTGACAATTAATTGTTTGCATGTAAATACTCCAATAGTTTCTATAATAAATTCAAAACTATTTGGCACAGTTAATCTAAATGCATCCAACATCATCCAATTCTTTTTTTCAAAATCTATTTCCTCTTTTTTCATTCCAGTATCTCTGCATTTTTGCAGTTTTTTCTCCAATTCGATTTCAATCAATCCTATATCTTGAGTAAACCCATAAGCGCAGGTGGAGACAACATTAAACATACCATCTTCTTTAGAAGTGCCAATAGAGAACTCGCATGTCATGTTGAGTTTTTCTCCAGGCAATTCCTCGGATATTTTCGGTCTGAGTCTAACAAAATCAATGTAATAATTTGTATAAGAATTCGGAGGAAATATCGCTCTCACATCTTTCTCAGTTAAATATTGTTGGGTGTTCTTGTCCTTGATTTTAAAATGCTCTGTAGTAACATACATGATGCTGTCTGTATCATTCGTTTCATTCACTTCCATGATTAAATTTTGAATGGGAATCTCTAAATCGTCAATATGAATAGGAATGCAACTTAACCGCTGTTTAATAACCTCGTTGTTTAAGCGAGAAGTATTTGAAATAATATTGGCTTTATTTTCTTCATAAGGCGATGTTTTAAATACAACTGTTGGAATGTCTGAAATAATCGTTCTTCGCAATGCATTTGCCAAACTGACATTTACGCCGCTCAATCTAAATTTCATGACATTTTGACTTTGTTCAATGTTTTCAATGATCGGATTCATTGTTTTAATTATAGTTAAAGAATATATTTAATATTATTCAGAATCAATTTTTTTAATAATGAGTTAAAAATTCATATCAATTAACTTTAGATAAAATAAGATGAGTTGCATTTTATATTATAGTAATTATTGTGAACATTCAAAATCTCTCTTGCAAAGCATCTCCAAGAATACGCCTACCAAAGACATTCATTTTATTTGCATTGATAAAAGAACGAAAGATGTAAATAATAAGATTTACATTATTCTAGAAAATGGGCAAAAAATAATCATGCCTGAAAATATCAATCGCGTTCCTGCTCTATTATTATTAAATCAAGGTTACAATGTGTTGTATGGGGAATCTATATTGCAGCATTTTAAACCCGTTCAAGAAACACAAGTAAAAGTTGCAACCATGAATAATTTAGAACCCACTGCCTTTTCATTGGGTGGAAATAGCATGTTTGGCGGGATTGCTTCTGACCAATATAGTTTTCTAGACATGAACACGGATGATTTGTCTGCTAAAGGTTCTGGCGGCGTTCGTCAAATGCATAATTATGTGGATTTATATTACCGTGACAACATTTCTACACCGCAAGATGAACAAGATTATAAAAATTCCAATAAAATCTCGTCGGAAGTGACCATTGAAAAATTACAGAAGCAGAGAGAACAAGACTTTCGTAATGTGAAATAACTATGCATTTACTTCTTTTTTGAAAGCGCTTGTTTTCCTCCTTTGGTTGCCATGCCTTCATAAATTCCCAGACTCATAGAAAGTCTCCATACCATTTTAGTTGTCAAATAGACAATTACGCCAAAAATCACAGCATGTGTCGCCGTAACGGTCATTTTGTTTCCATTTGGAGGCAGACGAACCAACACATTCGGACTTAATGCATAAAACAAAACCGCAAGATAAAGCGCAACAAGCCAATTCATATAAATAATAGATATATTATATTTTACTAAATATATATTAAAAGAATTAGTATTTAATGTATAATGTCAATTTTACCCGCATTTAATGACCATTTTTTTGAATTTGTCAGTGAAATACAGCAACTATTTCCCGACGATCATGATTTGCTTGTTTCAAAAAATTCATTGTTAATGGTCCGCAAAGCAAATCCAAAGATGATTGTAAAAATATGGAATTCTTATGTTGTAGGAAAATACAAATCTGAAATTGAATCAGGTAACATTGATTTTTTCATAAATAAAGATTATTCTGAAGATGTGTCAAACACAAGTCATTCAGAGAAAATTATAGAGGCGATTGACCGGTTTAGACAACCCCTTAAAAATCTCAGCGAACTAAACAAATTAAAAACCATCAAATACATTCAAAATTTGACGAAATTGTCTGCATTGTGTGAAAAATATGAAGCATTCTCGTTATTTTAATATAAATAAAGAACATTCTTTATATTAAATGTCCGTAGCCATGCCTGTTCCTCCAGAATTTTCTAAAATACTAAAGGATTTTATTCAAGATTTATACACGACCTTTCCTGAATATATTCCATTGATTGAAAAATGGAGAAAACCTCCTTCTAGTTTTCTTTATATCCAAGATGCAGAAGAGAGAAATCTTGCAATTGAACAATCCAACCAAAAAAGCGATGAATATGTCTTTCAATTTTGCACGAAAAAATATCCTCCTAGATTCTTTGATTTCTTGTATAAAACTGAAGACATGTTTAAAGAAGATAGCGAAACAGATACTGAATTCTTGCCGCATATTTATTTTAAATCATTGTGGCAATGTGATATAACAGAACAAACGAGAGAAACCATGTGGAAATATTTGCAATTGATTCTATTTACGATTACAGGAATGGTAAAGCCGGATTTTAATAATATGAATGTAAATGAAGATGAGTTAAAGGAGAAGTTGGAAGAAACCCTTGGACAAATACAAGAATATTTTCAAGGCGCTGGAGGCGGGACAATTGATTCGTCGTCAATGCAAGAAATGGATGAGAATATTTCTGGATTACTCGGAGGAAAATTAGGAACATTGGCGAAAGAAATTGCGGAAGATACGGCTGGAGAACTCAATTTAGACATTGAGAATGCTTCTGATATGAATGATGTTTTTCAAAAACTTTTTAAGAACCCGGGAAAATTAATGGGCTTGGTGAAAAATGTCAGTGATAGATTAGATGTGAAATTAAAAAAAGGAGATATTAATGAATCCGAACTGATGAGTGAAGTCGGCGATTTAATGAGCAAAATGAAACACATGCCTGGAATGGACAATCTGCATTCCATGTTGGGCAAAATGGGCATGCCTAAACCTGCATCTGGACCCGGTGTCGCAACCGCAACGCATGCAAAAAAAGGAGGGAAATCGCATGAAAGACGACTGCAACAACAGATGACGCCCCATCAGCAAACCACAGAACAAGAGAAAAGAGATGCTTTGACAGATGAACAATTGGAAAAAATATTCAACCAGGGAGAGAAACCACGAGGGAAAAAAAATAAAAAATAAATTGTCAAATATTATATATATGACAGTTCCATTTTGGGTAAATGAACCATCAATATTATTTAATAAAACATATGTATTCGAATTGTTTCCAACTTCAAAAATGTGCTATAACAGACAAATGAATTCTATTTCACGATTGATTATATTATTGACAATTGTTGGCTATTTAACAACCATGTCATTGAAATTGATTGTTATAAGTATAGCAACATTGTTTGTTCTTTTTTTAGTGCATCATCAAAAAGTAAAAAAAGAAGGGTTCTCTCAACCACAAGTATATAAATCCACTTGTATAGGAAATTCTTGCGGGGAGAATGATACAATTGTAAATCCTGAAACATTGCAATCCTTTTCCAAAAATGAATTTAAAGAAGGCAATAAAAAGAATCCATTTTCAAATGTATTGCTCACTGAAATACTAGATGACCCTAACCGCAACGCAGCACCGCCTTCTTTTAATCCAATCATAGAAGAAGACATTACTACAAATGTCAAACGATCTGTCCAAATGATGAATCCTGGCATTGATAATACAAATAAACAATTGTTTAGTGATTTAACAGATAATTTCTATTTGGACCAATCAAATCGCACATTTTTTAGCACTGCAAACACACGGATCTCCAATGATCAAACCGCATTTGCAAATTATTTATATGGAGATTTGAAATACTCTGCCAAAGAAAGCACGCCTGAAGGCGCAATTACACGAGTAAAAGACAGTTATCGATATACGCTTTATTAAACTGATTGGCAAAATATTTAGTAGAAAATAATGTATAATATATATAAATGGCGAATGTTTATGGATATACTTTTGATAATATGTCAAGAATAGGAATTGATTCATGTTGCCAATCTCAGGACGATTTACAAAATGTCGGCTATAGCAATTATATGCTTCAAAATTATTTCGCATCAGATTGTTCCATGAAAAAACCACGCGACTTGGCCACTTCTCAGCCTGGAGTCATGTACAATGGCGGTCATCAAGTCGGCGCAGGAGGCTGCAACATCAATGATAGTTCTAATTTGCAAATAGGCACAATTCAGACACATCCAAAATGCCGGATTGATTTGTTTCATCGCCCCTTTGCTACTGTCCCTTATTTAGGACGCGGTTATGTGAATCCTGTCATTGAATCACAGGTTCAACAAGGAGAACAAATGATTAATAAGAAAAGCGTGAATAATTTAAGCGAAAAAAGTTATATTGCATACCATTCTACTCCTCTTCTCTCTAGTGTTAAAGAGAGAATGACCAATCCAGTATATTCAGTGGAGAGTGTTGCCTCACAAGGATGGATTCGCGGAGGAGTTCCATCTAGAGAATTGACGCGCGATGATTCTTTTGTGAAATAAACCCATGGATTTGATTACGATATAAATACACCGAAATACAATAAATACATATTATGGAAAATTATAATACAAAATATGTATGCAGTTATGGCCTTGCCGACGAAGACGATGAACCCTATAGACGCGACTTGCTGAATATTTTTGGCATTCAAGAATTCAATGAAGAAATCATTGACAATTCATTAACCATTTTATTTCACAAATTAAAAGAAAATCAACGAATGCTGAAATGTATGCAACACTTGGCAGGCAAGATTATCTCGGAAAATGCGGAACTCGGTTTAGTGTTTCTTTATTCTTTTGGATACATGGAGAGAACTCATGCATGTGTTTGCGAATTCTTGGAAACTCACACAATTTCTGAAACAACTATGCAATTGTTGGAAAATATAATATAATATAGTATTAAATGGCGTCTACCCGTAATAAAAATACTTATGGAAATTATGCTTTAGAACAAAAACAATATTCGCAAAATGCTCAATATACATTATATGCAAATTCTCAATATGGAGAAGCATATAATACTTGTTTAGCAGGGAATGGACTAAATCCTGGACAAATGCCGTGGACCACCATGTCCAACAATGCGCCTGACATTGAAACCTTTTTATTTGGAATTAATTCTACAAATTTGGTCAATCCGACACCACCGATGTTAGTGCCTCAATTAAAATGCTTGAATTCCGCGAATTTATTTGAGAGGTCCACTATTTTTATTCCAGAACCATTGACCATTGAAAAACATCAACGCCCATTGCCGATTCCTTAAACCCATGACATCTTTAACAATTCATCAATGTATGACTTTTCATAGATTGCAAGTTCTGTTGTTCTATCCCAACAACTATAAGTCATTATAACACGGTCCGGTTCAACAATCAACCCAATGCAATATTCAATCGGTTCTCCTTTAAATTTAAACGGCGCTGAATATTTTTTTAACATCATATTATCATCAAACACAGCCAAACAATGATAATAATGCCGCGGTTGTTCATACGACACAATATGAAGAACAAACCATGTCTCTTCTTCATATTTATATCCACAAGTAGAACCCCGCGCATGAGAGAAATAATACGGCATTTCAATCTCTTTTACAAGTCTTATTAATCCACATTTCTTGTCTAATTTACATAGCTGAAAAGGAAACCATTTATAAATGATGTGTGTCTCATTCTTATATTCTGCAAATATCCAATTCTTTTCACAATCATTTCTTGTAAAATCAGGATGAATTTCATTTACATCCGCGATTTTATCTGCATCTACATTATATTTGCCATATACAATCCCGAGTTTATTGTTTTTATGATATCCAGTGCCAATGTATTGGATGCATGGGTCATCATCATCCCCAGGACATGTGTGAAAAATACGCACATCCTCAATTCCAATATATTTTCTCTCTATATAATCTTGTTTAAATTGATATTGATTTATTGGGATAAAATCAGAATTCAATTCCAAGTATTTATTTATTGTAATAATATTATTTTCGCAATCATGATAATTGCCGTGATTATCAATTCTATAATTCACCATGCGGACATTCATTATATATTGCCCGTCTCTCTTAATAATAGAGGAAGATGACGAATTCATTCTTATTAAATGTTTGCCGAATAACTGATTATTCGTCTCTGTAAAATCAATAACCTTTAACGACTTTAATATTTGCTTATAAAACTTTAGGTTTGATAATACATTGTTGATAATATTTGACTCTTTACACTCATTCAATACAATCATTAGTTCATTGTTAATGTTTTGTATTCCAACATATGCTGCACATATGGTATATTCATAATATATTTTATATAAATAAACCGATGCTTGAAGAAACAAAAAACTATCAATGTTTAATTTTTTATCCAAGACAGATTTACACATGTTATAATATCCAATGACTAATCTCTGTTTCCCGTTAACTCTATAATGATGAATGATTTCATGCAATCCTTCCAATCTTTCAGGCAAATAATCGTATCCTTCTAACCAATAATACATGGCATCCGATATTTTTCCCATGTTTTTATAACATTGTCCGATTCTATAATAACTATACCACACTTCTTGATTCCATCCACCCAATGCAATGCGTTTTTTATATATCTGAATGGCCTCTTCGTTTTTCCCCAAATCATAATAACTATTTGCCAAATAAAAATGATATCTCACATTTGTAGGGTCATCGGCAATTCCATTTGTTAATAATAAAACATCTCTCTCAAATTTGTCGGATTTAGACCCCCCATCTCCATAATCATTGATAAATAATTGTGTCTTGTCAATGTTTATTTTCCTATTATTACTCGGAGTGTCAATGTATTCATGTGTAACTCCAACATATTTATACAATCCATTGTTTTTCACAATTCTCATATTTTCATAATAAAACTGGTCAGAACCTTGCAAAATATTGAATGAATCAGACAATGCAAGCATTTGTTTAGTGAAATTGCGAATGTCTAGGATCATATCTGCATCCATTAACAAGACATAATCTGACATTCCGATACAAGCCGCAAGAGAGACATTGCGATTGTGTTCAAAATTCTTAAAGGGTTCTTTTATAATCTTCCCCTCAATCCCATGACTTTTAAAAAAATCTACAATGAGTTCACAGGTGTCATCAGTTGAACCTGTATCGCAAATGCAAAAAGTGTCAATAATTGGTAATACAGATGCGAGTAACCGGCAAATGATTTTACTCTCATTTTTCACAATCATGTTTAAACATAATGTCGGTGACATATTTATTAAAAATTAAAAAACTTTATATCATTTTATTGGGTTTTATTGAAAGTATATTATATACATGGCTTTTACAAGATTTAATTATGACGAATGCCGAACAAAAAAACAGTTGCAACAATCCACCGATCCAGGGAGATGGATTCTGAATGTTCCAGGGAATGGCTCATCTCCGTGTTACATAGAAGACCCGCAAATTATTATTCAAAAATGGGGTGCAAATTTAAGAACAAACACAATCAATTTAGAAAGCGAACTTTTAGGAGTATCCAAACCTTTGAATCGCGATTGTTTACATGTAGACAATTATACAAAATACAATGTACCCAATGAGAGAATTAGTTACCCGAATTGCACAAATACCATGACTGAACAATCTAGAACAATTATGCCTGCATGGACTGCAAGAGATTTGGAACAAGTAGATTGGTATTATCCACCTTTAAACCCACAAGAAAATGTCTGCTTACCTTTTCAGAGTAATTTAAATACGCGAATTTTAGAAAAAGATTCTTTTCAGAGAAAAATTATAAATAAATAATAAAATATAATACTATGGAATTAGCATTACCAATTTTAGCCCTTGGTGGTCTTTATGTTATATCTAATCAAAAGACGACATCTAAAAATGAGAATTTTCAGAATTTAAAACAACAAAATCAATATTTGCCAAATACACGCGTGCCTGCACAAAATTATCCTGTTTTAAATAAAAATCAATTGGTAGACACAGTTCAAGAATACCCGAATCCAAATGCCGCTACCGACAAATATTTTAATCAGAATTATTTTGAAAAGAGCGTGACACAAGGAAAATCTGTGGGGAAAAATCCACCGCAAATATATTCATTAACTGGGGATTATTTAGAAGGAGAACAGTTTAAGCATAATAATATGGTGCCATTTGTTGGCGGCAAAATACAGAGTTATACTTATAAAAATAACATGGCCGAATCTATCTTGGATAATATGGCCGGAACAGGTTCACAGATTATCAAGAAAATAGAACAAGCGCCACTTTTTAAACCACAAGACAACATTCAATGGGCATATGGAACTCCAAATAATAGCGATTTTTATCAATCACGAGTAAATCCAGGCATGATTTCAAACAATGTCAAGCCTTTTGAAAGCATCAATGTGGGTCCGGGATTAAATCAAGGATTCGGCAGCAGTGGCAGCAATGGATTTAATTCTGGCATGGAATCACGCGACTCTTGGCTGCCGAAAACAGTGGATGAATTGCGGGTTGATACAAATCCAAAACTGGAATTTATGCTTACGAATTTAGAAGGACCTGCCGGCTCTCTAGTGAAAAATCTGGGATTTATCGGCAAAGTAGAGAAACAAAAACCTGATACTTTTTATTTTAATACGCAAGATAGATGGCTTACCACTACCGGCGCCGAAAAAGGCGAAACATTGAGGCCGATTCAAGAAACAGGAATTATTCGCCGCAACAATGCAGCCACCAATTACACTGGACCTGCCGGCAGTCTAGAAGGACAAGCCAGTTATACTCCCATTGAATTTGAAAAATCTAGACGACCTGAATTGGGTGTCATTGAACCGAACCATTGCTCCGCGGTTGGATGTGGTCCGATTGATGATGGCGAAAAATTATTGAAAAGTCACACGAATTATAAAAATCATCGCTCCACAATAGAACAACCCGATGCAATAAGAAGCGGATTCGGTGGTGCTATCGGAGCAGTTATTGCACCATTGATGGATTTTTTAAGACCATCTAGAAAAGAAGAATGTGTAAACAATGTGCGAATTTATGGAGAAGCCGGGTCAAGTGTTCCAAGCAATTATGTATTGAATCCAAATGACGTGACCAAGACCACCATTAAAGAAACAGATATATATTCTTCTACTTTTAACATTAACAATCAAAAAGAAGGCGTCTATGTGAATAATTATGTGCCGACAGATTTGACACAGAGAGACACGACTAGTTGTGCTCAATATGGGAATGTTGGACTGCAAAATGGGCAAATGGTTTATAATGGTGCTTACAATCAACACAACAATGATATTAAATCAGCCACGATTGGCAACCGTGCAAATCAAGGCGGAACCCAAATATTTAATCAACCGATGAATGTTTCTATTGCCAGGCAAGACAGCGACCGTTACAACAATCGCCTTTTTACGCCTTCTTCTGTGATTAATCAGCCACCCATGAAGGAGAATTATGGCAAAGTAAAAGGCCATCAAGATTATGATGAAAATAAAATCGGATGTGAGAGAATTCAAGGGGATTTATTAAATGCATTTAGGAACAATCCATACACCCATCCATTAACCACCAGTGTATAATTTTGACAAGAGGTAAAACACGGGCGTATTATTGTCCTTCTTTTTCAGAGAAATAACCAGAACTTTATAGAGACGAATTATGTCGGTTTGACGAATTGTTAAATAGATGTTGTAAAGGAGAAATATTTTAGGAGTATATCTTGTCTTTCTTGAGAGAAATATAAGAAATAGTTTTATGGACAAAGAAATCATTAGAATTGGTGGCAACTCTTTTATTTCCGATGCAAACAATCCTGCCCATAAATCATAATATGGGTTATAATCATCTCCAAGTTGTCTTTGAAAAACAGAGTAAATAATGAACCATGCAAAAAGCCAATATGAAATCCGGAGTTATCATACATTTTCACAATATTATTAGCCGGGATTCAAGAAAAAAAAAATGATTTGCTTTTTCTCTCTTTTATAGACAAATAAAATACCAACAATAAGAATGCAAGAATCATACCAAAACCCCAACGAATTTATCTTTCAAGACGTTAAATATTATGCCTCCGTTTCTTGGATACGCGATGACGGTGTAATGAAAAAACACATATTCAATGATGAATATGAATTTATGGGAATTATTCAATGGGACGTGAATGGTGAGTATCACGATAAACCCCTTGGTTCATGGACGCAAGATGATAATGTAGTCGTTGTTCTGTTTGAATCAGCAAACATCTATTATTGGTATGTTTGTCAAACAGAATTATTGATATGCACGACATTTGACAAGCATTCCTTTAATGAAAGAGAAATTGACGAATTAAAAGAGTTTCAGTCGTTTGTCAATGGCGTGGATAAATCATACACTCAACCGAGAAAATCTGGAAACTATTTGCACTATCATATTAAAGAATATCATTTGTTGAATGATCCGATAGAAATTGAATTGTATCATAACTTGGGGACGTTTCCATATGAGGGAGGGATTTACCATGTCTATAATCCCATGAAACGAATTCCTAAATTAGAAATAGAATTTGTCGCTGGATTGAAATAATGCGGTGAGGCGCACGAAATCAAGTAAGTTTAATATTAAATATAAAAACATTATTTAATATTAGTTAATGTTGACGATTCATAGTGAAATAAAAGATAAATTAACCTATTTTTGCTCCATTCACAAAATTCCAAATATATTGTTTCACGGGCCTTCTGGCTCTGGAAAACGCACCATTGTGAATAATTTTGTCTCCAACATTTATGACAATGACAAGGAGAAAATAAAAACATTTGTAATGTATGTCAACTGTGCACATGGAAAAGGCATCAAATTTATCCGCGAAGATTTGAAATTTTTTGCCAAAACACACATTAATTCCAATGGAGGATATACCTTTAAAACAGTCATGCTACTAAATGCCGACAAATTGACAATGGACGCACAATCTGCCCTGAGAAGATGTATTGAATTGTTCAGCCACAATACACGATTTTTTATTATTGTGGAAGACAAATACAAATTGTTAAAACCAATCATCTCTCGTTTTTGCGAAATATATGTGCCAGAACCTATGCATAATGGCAATTTGATTAATTTGTATAAATATAATTTAGAACTGACTTTTGGCACAAACCCTGCGAAAATGCAGAGAATGGAATGGTTAAAAACGGAATTGAACAAACATGCCAAGAAAACATCTATTGAATTATTAATTGAATGCTGCAATAAATTGTATGAAAAAAGTTATAGTGGATTGGATGTAATTCATTTAATTGAAAATGTGAATTTTATGGATTTTAGTAATGAAAAAAGATATGAATTATTGATTGCATTTAATAAAGTAAAGAAGGAATTCCGGAATGAGAAAATATTATTGCTGTTTATATTGAATTTCCTTTTTTTAAATTCGGATTTTAATTTGGAGACAATCTCTTTTATATAGTTGCCGATCATGCGATATTTTATAAAGTATAAAATATTGCAATAATAAAATGGACGATTTTAACGTTTCTTCTCTCCATGAATCCAAAAATGAATGGGCTGCAAGGTTGGTTAATATTTTCACGCCATTAATTATTGAAGGATACAAGTCTATCTTTTCTGAAGCCGTGCAATTGTGTAAACAAAACAATGAAATGGACAAGTATTTAATGACCTTTCAAAATTTTATTTCGCGAGTTCCAAAATGGAATGCCGCTATTATTGAACAAGAGAGAAAAAGAATACATGAGAAAAGTTGTTGTGGTTATTTAGAAGATTTGATTACATGCGTTCATATTATTCAATTGAAAATATTAACATCTATGCGCGCTGGAAACAAACAGAAGAAAATCAATGTTACGATACCTAAATTAGACGAGTTCATTCATAAAATATATATTAATGTTGCACGAAAAGTGTATAAGAATGTGTATTTGTTTGAAATTAATATTCCTCCTTTGCAAATACAAAAATATCAGAGAGAACTTGAACTTATTGTACAAGAATGCATTCTAATTACTATTCGTGAAAGCATTCCGGTGGAAACCCTTTTACGAGCATACATGGATGAAACAATTGAAGAAGAAGTAAGTGAAGAAATTAAAGAGCATTTGATTGAACCTCCGCCTGCTCCTGCTCCTGCGCATGCACCTGGACATGGAACTAGACCTACTCTCTCTCAACAACCTTCTGATTATTCTTCTTATATGGGCCATAGCAAAACCTCATTGAAATTTGATGACAATGATCATTATGTAGACACGAATAATCAAAAATCGTCCGTAAATGCTCCCAAAACATTTGATAGATTAGAAGAAATTAGTAATATGCGAGCAAATCAAAGAAAAATGCAAGAAGATAGCGATGACGATGACGAAAGAATCACCATTTCCACAAATGAAATTAGTTTAGATAATTTAGACATTCAACAAATCCCAATAGAATCAGATGAATTGCCCGATTTGTTAAAGGATGAGTTTGAAGTATTATTGTAATCACTTTTGCGTAAAAAATGCATTTAGAATAAGTATAAGAATACTATGTTTGCAATTGCTGGAATTATTGCATTTATTTTTCTAATTGCGAAATTCATTGAAATGAGATTCATTGAAAAAGAAAACAAACCACTGAAAATAATGATACGCGATACATTGTTGGTCTATTGCTGTGTTTTACTTGGATTTGTTTTATATGAACAAGTCTCTCCTACAAATCTTGAAATAAAAAGCCCTAATGTATTTACAGACAATCCTGGATTTTAAAAAAAAATGAAATAAAATAGTTATAATTACTATATTATAACTAAAATGAGCAAACACACATGCGAAAAATGTGGCAAAGAATTTAATATTAAATCTCTACTTACAAGGCATCTTAATAACAAAAAACCGTGCGATATAAAAAGTATAAACACCAAAAACACCAAAAACACCAAAAAGTCAATGGTTATTGACGAATCTACAACCCTAATTGAAGAAAAAAAAGAAGAAGACAAGATTATTAAGCCAATATTAAAATGGGTTGGTGGAAAAACACAAATCCTGGACAAACTTGTCAGTCAATTTCCAACCGAAATGAATAATTATCATGAAATATTTTTAGGAGGAGGAAGCGTTTTATTAGCAGTGTTATCATGTGTAAAAAAAGACATGATAAAAATACATGGAAAAATATATGCATCTGATTTAAATGAACCCTTGATTTATGTATATAAAAACATTCAATCAAACCACGAAGAATTATTCGATTCAATTCAACTGTTACTACAAGAATTAAATTCTTGTCAAGAGGGTGAAATAAACAGGAAACCTGAAAATATAACAGAGGCCAAAATGGCAAAGGAAAATTATTATTATTGGATTCGTGGTGAATATAATAAATTAAGTTTGTCTGACAAAACCGGTGTAATCGGTTCTGCCATGTTTATATTTTTGAATAAAACGTGTTTTAGAGGCGTTTTTAGAGTTGGGCCAAACGGATTTAATGTGCCTTATGGTAATTATCCCAATCCTGAAATAATTAACAAGGAACATTTGAACGAAATACATGAACTAATACAACCGGTCGTGTTTGAATGTTGCGATTTTATCACATCTTTGAATACGATTGAACCTGACGATTATATATATCTTGACCCACCCTATAATAAAGAAACAGACACATCATTTGTGGGATACACCAAAGACGGATTTAACATTGAAAAACAGAAACAGTTGTTTTATTTATGCAATGAATTAACCAATAGCAAATTTATGATGAGCAACTCAAATACCACTTTTGTAAAACAACAATTTCCAGAAGAAAAATATAATATTCAAATAATAACTGCAAAAAGAAGTATAAATAGTAAAAATCCACAGGCGAAAACAACTGAATTACTTATAAAGAATTATTAACCCATTCATCAACAGTTTCAAAATAGTTTTCATCATCTCCAAATAATATTGAGATATTGTGTCGTTTCATTATGTTATTAAATATTATGTATTTTTTCTTAGTTGATTGAATTTTATTTTGCAAAAATTTATTTACACAAAACGCGTATTCAACTTCATATTTATACTCAAGTGCTTCTGCATATTCTTCTTTAAATCCTAGGCCTGTCAATAACTTGGTATCAACCGAGCCTTCTCCATTTTGTGTCTTTTTCTCCAATATTTTAATTACTTTTCTGCCTGTATTGTATTCAATAATATATGCTTCATCTGGACATCTAAATACTTCTATGTTGTGTTTGTGTTTTATATAAGTTTTTAATCCTGATTGAGAGACAAAGGTTATTTTTTTATCTTCAACCGTTTTTGTTAAATAATGGTCATGTTTGTTTTTTTTATTTAATATTACTTTTTCATAACCATTTTCAATCAATCGTGGTTTATTGTCGGTTTTCTCTTCAAATTTTTTACCATACAAATTTGTATTTGCACCACCAGCGCCAGTTCCGTTGTTTACAATCAATGTCGTGGTTAGTTGACTTTCTTGTTCCATGTTAGATAAGATAATATACAGGTAAGAGTATATTTAAGCATTTCAATTTTAAACCGGCGAAGATTTAATACTTTTAGGATTGTAAAAAGTATTAAATGGTAAAGAATTAAATATGAGGAATCATTGCATCAATGTTTATCAATTCATTGAGAGAAATATCCTTTTTACTTGATACAAACTTTTTGAATTCTTCTCTCTCTAATTGTGCCTGGGGAGTATGGTTGTGAACACATCGAGCAATCATTTTATACAATTTAAAATCAGGATATCTCTCCACTCCATTGTTTTTATATAACAAATTCACACCCTTGTCATCCAAACACCACTCTACAATTAATCTCACTAAAGGAGTGCACTTTTTCAAATTTTTTACATCATTTATATCATCTACCACATAATCAAATATAGAACATGCCAATCTACATAAATCAAAACTATAATTCGGTTCTAATCGCGGCTTCTTGTCGTTGAAAAAAGGTTCTGTATTATATTGCGAAGAAGCATCGCCTTTATGTTCAAAACTATCACTACAAAAGAGTTTATTTTGAAATTTATAAATGCTTCTACCGAAATCAATGATTTTGAAAATTCTGCCAAAAGTAGGCACTTTGTAATATTTGCCCTTGTACAAATAAAACACGTGTTTTAATTTTGTTTCACAATACATAATATTGTTTGTATGAAGGTCGTTGTGTGTGAGAGAAAACACCTTTTGATATGTTATTAAAATCATTATGATTTGCATGAGTGCGGCAAACCATTCGGCGTCATCTTTAAACCGGTCATTTAAAATAAGATTGTCTAATGTGTTGTCGCATTTTTCCATGCAAATGACGTGGACAGGGAATTCTTTTATGGTCGCCTTCAGTTCTTCTTCGTCTTCATTGCTGCTGCCACTGTTGCCACTGCTGCTGCCAGAATAACTGTTTTCACTAGACGAATTATCATCATCGTCCTCTTTACCATCGGTTTCGTCGACATTGTCATTGTCATCATCATCATTGGCATTGTCGTCATCTTGGTTTTGATTTTCTGAAGTGGATGTATAAGAAGACCTAGATGAAAAAGATGAACCTGATTTCAAGGTAGTTGTAAGTTGTGTTGTCTCTAAAGGCGAATGAGTGATGTCAATCAAATCCAAAGACATGTCTTTTACATTGTCTAGTGTCAAACAATTATCTTGGTCAAATACATTGTCAAATACATTGTCAGATAAATTATCGGCAATGACATTTACGGTTTCAGAAGTGTTGATTTTAATAGGTTCTTTTTTATCCAGGCCATCTTGAAATAAATGTTCATACTCGTCCACCGTAAATAATTTATTCTTGTGTTGGTTGAAAAAAGGGGATTTCATTAAATATTCAATGTCATCCTCCACATTGATTCTATATTTTTGTTTCACGGAGAGAAAAGAACCATAGAAATCCACTCCATTAATGAAATTATTGTTGTGAATTAAAAAACTGGACAAATACACAAACAATCCATCCACATACGCCGCATTGTTTGTATCCATCATTTTAGAGTGAACTACTTGCTGTTGGGATTCTTCGCGAGTTGGCAACGCAAATAAATTCGGGTCAGTAACATCATATTTACCCAATAAATATTTGTATGGGTCAAGAAGAGGTGCATATTTAAAAAACAGCGGCTTGGATTTAACCTTTTGCGTGTGCAGATTTTTTACATTTCCTTCATAAGAATTTTCCTCGTCATATATTTTGTTTTTTACAGAGGTGACATACCATGTATGATTTAGATTCACATTTTTATAATTAGATTCGGTCAATGTGAAAAACCGGTCATATAGCGGCATATAATTTTGCGTTTTAGAGAGAAATAATGTTTCTTTCTTTTCTAAAGTAAGAAATAATTCCTGGTTTTTGCGTTTTTGATAATTCACATTAACAATCATTAATAGGTATTTAACATATAAATTATATTTCTTTTTAACTTATTATTATTTTTTTCCTTCTTTTATTGCGTAGTATTTATTATTATTAAAACCGACATTAAATATAAATGTCGCTAGAATTGAAAAAATTTGACATGAAAAGTATTTCTTTCAAACCAAATGATTCTAAAGGACCGGTCATTTTCTTATTAGGACGACGAGACACTGGCAAATCGTTTTTAGTTAGAGATTTGTTGTATTATCATCAAGACATACCCATTGGCACAGTCATTTCAGGCACAGAAGAAGGCAACGGATTTTATGGTAAAATGGTTCCTAAACTTTTCATACACAATGAATACAATACCGCCATTATTGAAAACATTTTGAAACGACAGCGTTCTGTATTGAAACAAATCAAAAAAGAAATTGAAACTTATAAAAAATCAAATATTGACCCGCGCACTTTTGTCATTATGGATGACTGCTTATATGACAACACATGGTCTAGAGATAAATTAATGCGATTACTTTTCCTCAATGGAAGGCACTGGAAGGTAATTTTAATCGTAACTATGCAATATCCTTTGGGCGTGCCTCCTACTCTCCGCACCAATATAGATTATGTTTTTATATTGCGAGACAATTATATTGCAAACCGCAAAAGAATTTATGAAAATTATGCAGGTATGTTTCCAACGTTTGAATCTTTTGCACAGGTGATGGACCAATGCACTGAGAATTATGAGTGTTTAGTTATTAATAACAACGTAAAATCCAACAAATTACAAGACCAGGTGTTTTGGTACAAGGCAGAAGCGCACAATGACTTCAAATTAGGGTCAAAAGAATTCTGGGAATTGTCCAAAGGTGTGCAATCAGACGACGAAGAAGAACAATATGACCCTGCTAATACAAAGAAACGCGGTCAAGGTCCGAAAATTAGCGTGAAAAAGACAAAGTGGTAGGTCTTGCTTTTTAAAATGTATTATATAATAAAATTGAAATGAAATTAAATACTTTAATTTATTTAACACATATTTAACAATGGAAATTCGTAAAGAACCATATAATTTACAAATAAATGACAATACTATTACATTATGTCCTTGTTGTAATTTTGTGGTAATAAAAGAAATTAAAAAAGGAAAATATTTAAT